ATACAAGAATCTATGTCAGATTGTTTAAAAGGTAAAAGAATTGCAATGCGTGATTCTAAAAAACACATACAATACCAGTGCATAAAGTCTATGGCAGAGACCGAAATTTATTTAGGTGAGAAATCAATTCTTAAACTCATATTAAAATGATTTGGATTTTAGCAATAATAATAGGAGGTTGGTATGCGATACATAGCGTTAATAAGTTTGCTGATTATATTAACCCACACAACTTTAGCAGAAGAAACCACAACAAATAATTTAATTAGTCAAGATTTTTCTACAGGTTGGTCTGGTACTGCTACTGGCAGACACGGCAACAGTACAATTGCTGCTGTTAATAATACATATATTAAGTCTAATGATGTAAGTTTAAAAGACGATGCAAATTTAACTGAGGCACAATTACAAGATGGTTTTACATCAAATCATTCTTTTAAATATTGGCATTGGAATAATTATAATTCTACAGTTACCTCAAAGGTAACAATAACTAAAGCAGATGGTGAAGTAACAACGCAAATTCGGACATATAATTCTACTGGTTGTGGTTACATTAACTGTGGTAGTTTTCAATCTGGATCTGATACTTTGTCTATATCCAGAAATACTCAAACAGATTTTGATATTAATGTAAGGTATGATTTTACAGACACTTCTAACAGCACAAGTCACTACTCAGTAGATTTAAAAGAACCTTCTCTTACAGTTACATATGAATCAGAACCTATAGATCAATCTATTCAAGATGAGATAAATGAAATCTTTGAAGAATTAGAAATAGGCGTAAGTGAAAATGTAATGGAAGAAATAGAAAATTCTTTTGAAGAAGAGACTTTTACTTTTAACGAGGAGCCACAGTTTGAAATGGAGATGCCTATGGAGATGGAGACATTTACATTTGCAGAAGAATTTATTGAAGAATTTTTTATTGAAATGAATGAAGAATTTTTTATGGAAGATGATGGTATGGAATTTGAAGATGGACCAATGCTTACTTTTGAAAACGAAGAGATAGTGGAAGAGATATATGAGGAGTCCAATGAAATCATTGCAACATTCTTACCGATGGTTTCTGAAGAAGAGGAATTTTCATCAGAAGAATCATTCGTCACAGAAGATGGACCCGTATTTATGGAATCAGCCGAGAACGAAGAAACTTTCACTACAGAAACATTTCAAGAAGAAGAAATAACAGAGGAAGAATCTACCATGATGTCTGAAACATTTACAGAAGAAAAATCTACAGAGATGACTGAAGAAGAAGGAGTGGTTGAGGAAGAGCCTACTAAAATTACCGAAGCATCTAATGAAGAAACAAAAGAAGAAGGAGTTAAAGAAGAGAAATCTTCTAGCGATGATACTAAGAAGCCCGTTGTTCAAGCTAAGAAGCTTACCAAACAAAAAAAGATACAACAGGAAAAAGCAATCAAAGCTAACTTGGTAAAAATTATGGATAAAGTAGATAAAGATATAAAAGATATATCAAAGAATTTACAAATTAAAAATATTATTAAGCTAGATGCTATGGTAAGTGACCAAGCATCCCTTGATTCTTATGACATACCCTTCTATAAAAGTAAAAATATATACTTAGATCAATTGCAGATACAGGATATGAGACAGCTATACACTGATGTTAGTTTAAATAATTATATAGCTAATGATCCTGTAGTTATTATGCAAGAAAAACTAAGAAAAATAAATATTAAAAAACAACAAATACTAATAGAACTAGAGGTTTTAAAAAATGGATAAAATAAAAAATCAATTAGCAGGAGTAGCTGCATTACTTGGGGTCATTGCCGCAATCGGTGGTGGTTTTATTAAGTATGGTGAGATTATGACTAAGTTAGAAGTGTTAGAGAGTGCATCTAAAAATATCGACATGAGTTTTTTATCAGAGATAAAAGTATTAGAAGAGAAAGTTAATAAATTAGAAAACGCTGATACATCACATAGTCATGAAGTTGGAGAACATACACACGATACTGAGCATGGTCATACTATTAGCCAAATAAATAAAAAAGAAATTGAATTATTAAAAGTACAAATAGAAGAAATTAAAGTATCAACATCTAACCCATTGGCAAACTAATGCAACTTAGTGGACACTTTAGCTTATCAGAGTTAACAAAATCCCAAACTGCTGTAAGAAAAGGAATAGATAATAAACCTACTCTTGATCATATAGAAAATTTAACAGAACTATGTACACACATACTAGAGCCTACACGTAGAAACTTTGGTAAACCTATGGTAATTACCTCAGGGTATAGATCAGAAGAACTATGTGAAGCTATAGGTAGCAAAACTACTAGCCAACATGCAAAGGGTGAAGCAGCTGACTTTGAAATGTTTGGTTTAGATAATAAATCATTAGCAAAATATATTAAGAACAACTTAATCTTTGATCAATTGATATTAGAATTTTATAAAAATGATGATCCCTCAAGTGGATGGGTGCATTGTTCATATAATAAAGAAGAGAATAGAAAAGAAGCATTACTTTACAATGGTAAAGAATATACACAATGGATTACTTAGATGCCTATACCAATTATATATGCAGGGTATGCGGTAGCTACAACTGCTGGTAGAATAGCACTACCTATATTAGCTAAAGAGTTTGCTAAACGTGGTGGTACACAATTTATTAAAACATATGGTAAGGCTGCATTTCAAGCTGTAACAGGTGGAAGTGCAGGTGCTATAGCCTATGATCAAATAAATAAATCTGTACCTGTGTCTACAGGGCAAGGTGATTATATAGGTGATACAGGTCAAAAAGAAAAAGAAAGAGAAAGAATAGCTGCAGAAGAAAAAGAACGAATGAAAGGTTCTGCACCTGCTGTAATTAAAACATGGCAAGAATCTTATCCAGACTTATCAGATGATATAATAGACTCATCACCACCACCAAGCACACCAGAACCTATTACATTTCCGCAAGAAACTTTTCCAGATTTATCAGACGAGGCTAACAAACCTCAAATATTTTATAGTAAGAAAGATGATGTTAAAAAACAAACAGATAAATTAGTACCAGAGAAAGTAGAACTTGGACCTCTATCTGCAGTAGAAAAACAAACAGCAATAGCACTTAAAGGTAACAAACCTGATTATTATTCAAGGGCTGTTGAAGCTATTACAAATGCTAAACAAGATAAATCTACTAAAGGTAAATGGAAAAGTATTATACAAAGTAATTCTACTAAAGAAGAAATGAATTACCTAGGTCTTACAGAATTTTTGCAAGGTAATGAGTCTGTTACTAAAGAGGAATTATTAAAATTAGTTAAAGATAAAAACATAGCACCTGATCTTGTACTTACAAAAATACCTAAAGAAGGTCAGCAAGATTTTTCTACTTTCTCAATAGGTGGTGCTGGAAATACTACAGGTCAGTATGCAATTCAAATAGCCCAAGAGCCCTCTTCACCTGACTCATACATAGCTGAAGGAGATTTAGAGTTTGGTCTATCTAAAAAAATATACCAAGCAACAGGGGCACATCTTAAAGAAGAATACGGTAGAAATACTATGGCTCATGCTAGAACTCAAATAGGTTATAATCCAAATAATTTAGAATACGGTGAAGACTCACCATTAACATATTCTGTCAGTGACGCAATGAAACAGGCATCCCAAGAATTAAAAAATACTTTTATTGTAGATGAAATACAATCAGATTGGATTCAAGATATTCAAAAATTTGGAACTAAAGATAAGCCAAAATTTACAGTATTAAAAGGTAGTGAAATTACTCCCAAATATATTGAAGATAATTATGAAGATATTTATGATCTTAGAATAGCAAAATTTCAAACACAAAAAGATCTTTTAGAAAATACTGGCATGTCTACTAATAAAGTTTTATATCGTAAGCATTCAGGTGACACATACGTAGAAAAAAGAATTGAAGATGATTTATATTATGTTTTTTATTATGATGGTCTAACACCAGAATCAAAATCTATAGCATTTCAAGAAAAAGAACAAGCAATGGATCATGCAAAAAATTATACAGTTGAAAATTTACCTATAACTCAATCAAAAGAATACGTTAAATTAATGCTAGACTCTTTAATTAAAGAAGCAGTTTTGAATGGCACAGATAGTATAGGTATTACTAATGGTCAAATCCAAGGTGATAGATACGAGGGGCAAGATCCAAAAAAAGCAGAAGGTCTTAAAAAATTCTATGATAAAATTGTTATAGCCCAACTAGAAAAAGTTGCCACACAATATGGTGTTAAAGATCAAATAAAAAAAGTAACTATAAGCGAACCAGAATTTAGCGAAGACGATGATATAAAATCTATACCTAATAGAATGAAAATGTCTATGCAGAATGGATTCGTTCTTAAAAAAATAAGAGCTGATCTTTTGTATGAAACTTTAAATGATAGAACAGTTACAATACCAGATTTTTTTACAATATATAGTGATAGTGGTATGGCTCAAGGTCACAGTAGAATAATGGATGTAATTGAAAATGACGAACCTAGTGTAGCAGAAAGACTTAACAACCCTAAACAATATTTTATATGGGTAAAACAAGGTAGTGCACTCTCCGAAACTTTATCAAATAGACCAAATGATATGATTACTTTAAGAGATTACGTTGATAACTCTACAGTAGATTTTAGTATGCCAATAACAATAGCTAATCCTGGTAATAACCTTACAACTCCAGAAGATAATGCAAGTGAAGGCACAACAAACATGACAAACTACTCTAGCTATATATTAGATTATAAAAATAAAGGTATTGATTTAAGTTATGAACATGATGAACATCAAATAATTAAAATGCCTTTGCCTAAAAAATTACAAAAGGATATACTAAGCAAGCCTATTAAACTTAGTAAAGTTAAAACACAAGCAAATAGATTAACAGCATAATATTATGAGAGATACAAAATTTATTAACGCATACGTAGCAAAACAGACTAAAGATAAAAAAGAAAAAGAATTGTTTAAAGTTTTAAAAAAAGAAGTAGAGACAGGTGCTAATGGCACACAGAATTATATAATAAAAAAAGGTATAAATAAAAATACAATAGCTAAGAAATAAAAAAGGGGAAGCGTAAACTTCCCCCAGTTAGGCAACAACAGGGCTCCTTTAAGGGAGCCTTTTTTTTGGCGACACTTATACCAAAACTTTAAATCTTTTGTATCATTTGTTTAATATCATCTTCTAGTTTTTTACTAACAGAGTTTGCATGATTAATAATTGCAGCACATAGATTAGCTTGATACTTATATTCTTTTAAAGCTTCTCTTATTTTACCTACAGGCTTTCCCCCGTAGTCAATCACTATAGCATTGTCCTTATTTAAACCAATCTTTAGTTCAAACAACAAACCTGTTTGATGAATTGGATTACTTTTTTCCATTAGTTTCACCTGTTTGTTTCTTAACAAAGTCTGCACCAATGCTAGGATCTAACTGATTTAATGTACTCACCATATTCATAAGCCTTACAACTTCAGCATAAGGTCTAGTCATTAGATACCTCATTAAATCCTGTAGTTGTGTAGAGTTAATTAAAAATGTTCTTGATCCTACTTGTTCTTTTTCTTTCTCTTTAGTCATCTGTACCTCCGAAGTACTCTTCTAGTGTTTTTATGTTTTCTTCGGCATTAGATATAACACTAATAAGTTTATCTAATTCCTCTATAAATTGAGGGTGTTCTCCAATTGCCACAGGGTTATCTAAATATACAATAGATTTAGCTTTAGCATCTGATATTTGTGCTTTATATTTATCATGCAAAGCATCTAAAAACATCTCTCTCATATCCCATGTAATCTGTCCTTTAGCTTTACTCATCTTTGCCCCCTAAATTGATAATACTTATCCTCAATAAGATCAGCATCATCTAAGTAAGGATTAAATTTAGCTTGTACAGATTCTTTTGCATCTCTTATTGTTTGATTAAGTGTCCGACCTTGTTTTAAACAACCTGATACAAAGTCTTCTACCTCTATTATTGCTTGCTTAACTTGACCCATCTTTGACCTCCTTTACTAGTCTATTTAAATACCATTGTGCTTTTTCTAAATCTTCTAATGGCTCTCCTTTAAATTTATATCTTGAAACATATTTCAAAACATTTCCTTTTAAGTATCCATGGTACTCATCACTAGTCATACAATCTCGTATAACATCTATAGTTTCTTTCTTACCATGTTTATAATGTGCAGGTGAATTTACATTATCAAACTTAACTTCATTCTCATATGACATATCATTACTATGATCTTTTTCTTTATTGTACATACGTTTAGCTTTATCCCATTTTTCTTGGTTCTCCTTAGTTAGTATCATTTATACTTTCTCCGTACTGTATTATACTCTATCATTTCTAGATCATACTCTCCTTTATTTACATTACGTTTAACTATTAATCCACTCCACCACATTCGTTGGGTAGCCTTAGCATAGTTTTCTTTATGATGCAAATAACATCCTGCAGATAGTCCCATAAGTTTTTTACCAGAAGGTAAGGCACACATGGCATAATCAAATGTATGTATATGACCTACAGTAGATGACACTTTATTTTTTATTAATAAAGAACGAGCAATGTTGTCACCACTAACAGGCTTGCCCATAACACCAGTAGGATAGTTATGGCAATAGTATATACCATCGACCACAACAGGTTTTTGATACTCATGAACTTCCCAACCATACTCTTTAAATTTAAGATCATCTGTACTAATTGTCCCATCAAGTTCTGGTATTTCATCTGTTGTTCTGTCTATCCTATCTTCGTGATTACCAAGTAGCATGATTTTTCTTGGTCGTCTTCCATTAAGACCTTTATTAAATTTACCCAATGCATCATGAGCATGGTCTATATCTTTTTTATATCTTCTGCCTTCAAATGATTTTTTACCTTTATCATAACTAGAAAGTGAATCCATACTTGCAAAGTCACCCATGCATACTATGGTATTTGGTTTCAGATCATGTGCAAATTTGCCTGCCCATAAAAATCTGTCATTGCTTGCCTTTGGAGTACAATGAGG